TTAGTCAGGAAGATGGTGGCTCACGACATCTCCCTCCTTGACAAGTCGTCGTAAAAGGTCCATGCTATCTCGATGTCTGCTGGAGCTAAAAAACCTAGAAAACTAAGCAAGCAGCAACAAATAATTATAACATTTTTGAAAGACACTCAGGGCTGTAACTGGCCTAATGAAATGAGAGTCGCAAATATGCTTATTAAAGAATACGGGTTTGAGTGGCTTTTAAGTCTCAAAAACAGAACAAGGGTTATCTCTTTGATATGGTTCCTTAGCGACAATGGCAAAAAGTTCTTGAATGATATCAAAAAATATCAATCCCTCTCCTTTGAAAAACAAGAGATAATTTTAGAGTCTGAGCCTGTAGCCCCCGTTACAGAAGTAGTGAAAAAGCCCACCTCCGTAAAAGAATTTTTAAATTTATTCAATAAAAAATAATATGGCAAGACAAAAAAAAGAAGCTCAAGAACAAGCCGAAGAATCAAATGACTCTAGCAAACTTAAAGTACTAGACAGTATTTTGACTAGAAACAAAGACCACCATTACGCTTTCGATAATAATATTGATTATGTCGTAAGCAGCGGAAGCCTTACTTTAGATATAGAAATGGGAGGAGGAATCCATCCCGGAATAATTCGATCTTCTGGAATTACCGAAGGCGGGAAAACAAGCAATGCACTAGCATTCGCCAAGAATTTTCAACTTCTTCACACAGAAAAAGGATGCATAATTTATATCAAATCTGAAGGTCGCCTAAGCGAAAGCATTGTTGCTCGTTCCGGCGTTAGCACCGATCCATCAAAGTGGAGAGTCATTCCAACAAATGATTATGAATTTGTCATTGACGCCATGCGCGAACTCATTAAAAATAATGACGATGGAAATATATACTTTTTCATAATTGACAGCTTAGATGCTCTTGTTCCAAGAAATGACTTGGCTAAATCAGCAACCGAAGCAAATAAAACTGCTGGTGCAGCTTTGCTTACCTCTGATTTGCTTAGAAAAATGGCGGCAGCTTTCTCTTCTAGAGGTCATGTCTGCTTCATAATTTCTCAAGTAAGATCATCCATCAAAATAAATCCCTACGAAAAAGGTGACCCCAAGGTAACAAATGCTAGCGGAGGAAACGCTGCTCTGCATTATTCTGATTGGATTTTAGAATTCCAACAGCGCTGGAATAAAGACTTTATTTATGCCAACGCTAAAGGAGAAGGCAATCCTGTAGGTCACTGGTGTAAGATCGTTTTCAAAAAAACTCCAAACGAAAAATCAGGCAGAGAAATCCGTTATCCAATTAAATATGGAAGAACAAATGGTTCTAGCGTTTGGGTTGAATACGAAATTGTAGATCAGCTTCTAGCTTGGGAGTTCGCTCATGCGAAAGGAGCTTGGATTACAATCACAGATGAACTTATTAAAGAACTTGCGGACAACGGCATAGAGATGCCCAAACAGCATCAAGGAGAGGCTAATTTAAAAAATTTCCTTGAAGAGCGGCAAGACGTAACTAAGTATCTATTTAATAAATTCATAAGCGCATTGAAGAAGTGAAGCTATTAAATATATATGGCAAAGCCGTCAGCAAAAATGTATCCCAATATCTAATAGATTGGGAGGCTAAGTCTCGCTCTAAAGTTCAATTTAAAACAAAACAGTTTCTAAAAAGCTTTTGGAAAAATCATATTGTGTATGAAGAGTTCCCTGTTTTCGGCTCTAGATTAAAAGTAGATATCGTTAACGCAACTCTAAGAATAGCCGTTGAGGTTCATGGCGGGCAGCATACCTCTTACAATAAGTTTTTCCATGGTGAGTCTAGATTGAATTATTTAAAATCTATCAAACGAGATGTCGCTAAAGAAAACTGGCTTCGCATAAATAATTTTCAGCTTGTAGAAATCTATGAGGAAGAAGTGAAAGATCTTTCAACTCAATTTTTTAAAGAAAAATTTAATATAAATCTTTAATGGCCATATATTCGTTACAAATAGAAAAATATGTCTTGTCTGGTTTGATAAGGCATCCAGCCTCATTCGCAGACATAGAAAGCTTCATCAATGAAAGCGATTTCATTAATGATGTGCATTATACTATATTTTGCGTATTCAAGGAGACCTTCAATAAAGGCGAGCAGATAGATAAAGTATTGATATCTCAAAAATGCCAAAATCTAGGCATAACATTTAAAGATCAATCTATTGATGTATTTAATTACGTTAATAGCATATGCTTAATACCTACCTCCCAAGCTGGTCTTATTGAGGGCGCTAAAGAATTGTTGAAACTAAGAATCCGACGCGAAATAGAGCAAACCGGAGATGAAATAAAAAAATTCGCCAACTCTTGCGCAGAAAAGCCAATAGAAGATATCATTAATGAGTCAGATAAAATTTACAATAGTAAAATCTGCGCTTATGCCGCCGAGAATAATAAACCAGAAGATATTACTTCTAATGTCGTAGAATTAATTGAAGAACGTGGCAATAATCCTGTTCAAGACACTGGATTACAAACGCCTTATCAAAATTTTAATCGCTTGTATGGCGGCATACGACCCGGCAACATATATGCATGGGTAAGTCGACCAAAACACGGCAAGTCTACTATTCTTAATGACTTAGCAATCAAAATTACATCTATCAATAAAGGATGCAAAGCTCTTGTTCTTGACACGGAAATGTCTACCATAGACATGAAGTTCAGAATAGCGTCATCTTTAACTGGAATTCCTTCTTGGTATTTGGAAACTGGAAATTGGAAAAAAAATGCCAATCTGTTCCAAAAATTTGAGCAAAGCAAAGAAAAAATTAGAGCTCTCAGTAATCAAGTTGATCACCTCCAAGTTTCTGGGAAACCCATCCAAGAAGTAGTATCTATTGTAAAGCGCTGGTATTTTTCTAAAGTAGGAAGAGGAAATCAATGCGTAATAGTTTATGACTACATTAAACTTACTGGCGAATCTGATAAAAATAAGCAAGAATATCAGCTTATCGGCGAGAAAGTTAATGCTCTAAAGGAATTATGCTCTGAACTTAATATACCTATTTTAACAGCTTGCCAGTTGAATAGAAGTGCGGAAAGCGGAGTCGATGACAGCAGCGCGATCTCTCAGTCTGATCGTTTGCAATGGTTTGCTTCTTTTGTAGCTATTTTTAGGCGCAAAAGCGTAGAAGAAATTGCTGATGACGGTCAAGAATTTGGGTCTCATAAACTCATTCCTCTTGCTACTCGCTTCCAAGGAAAAGACTCTGCTGGCCATCACGATTTAGTCAGAATTAAGGAAGGCAAGAAAATTAAATACGCCCCTAATTACATAAGCTTCAATATTAATAACTTTAACGTTGAAGAGACTGGAACCTTGGAAGACATTCTGTCTGCTAAGGCGTTAAGACCCGAACTTGATGATTCTGGCGATGGCGAAGTTCTATGAACGACTGCGAATCAGTAAGACAAATACTAACTGACATAGGTTATACGCTCACCGATCACGGCAGAGAATTTAGAACCAGACCTCTTTATAGAGATTCCGGTAACGATAACGTGCTCAGGATTTGGAAAAATTCTGGGCAGTGGGTTGACTTCAAAGAGAACATTAGCGGATCTATAGAAGATTTAGTTAAATTAACTCTTAAATTAAAGTCTATTGATGAAGCTAAAAAATGGATTTCTGAAAAAGGAATAAGAACTTCTAATGAAGAAGATCATCAACAAAGAATAACTACAAGTCAAACAACTATCTTCGATAAGTCTTTATTAATCAAGCTTCTTAGAGACGATTCTTATTGGGACAACAGAGGGATATCAAGTCAAACTCTTGCTCCTTTTCAGGGTGGCGTTGCAACCACTGGTAAGATGTTCAATAGATATGTATTCCCAATATTCAATTGCAAGGATGAAATAGTTGGCTTTGCTGGTAGAGATGTTTCTAAAATCAGCCTAGAAGGTCGCCCCAAGTGGAAATTGATTGGAGATAAAAAAGAATGGGCCTTTCCACTCAAAGTTAACGGTAAAGATATTAAAT